GTGGGGGGGGGACGGGGTGGGGGGGGGACGGGGTGGAGGGGGACGGGGTGGAGGGGGACGGGGTGGAGGGAGAACCGCCGGTCCGGCCGACGCCGGGCGCCGGACGCCGGACGACGCGGTCGCGCACCCAGCGCACCACACGCGCCGCGCACCATCGTCGGCGGCGCGCGGGGGGGGGGGGATGGGGGGATGGGGGATGGGGGGAAGTGGCGTCAGTGGTGACGTCGGTGAAGCGGGAGGGGGAAAGGGGTGAGAGTGTGTGGGTGGTGGCGGCGCGAGTCTGCGGGATGGTGCCGAGGGGAGCCGGACGGTCACGGGGAGGGAGGATGTGGCGCGCGTGGGGCGTGGGCCGCCTCTGCCGCGGTCGCGAGCCGCCAACGCCGCCGCCACCGCCTCCCGCCCAAAGTGATATCGCGGCGTGCCGGGACGGCCGGCGCTCATTCACACCGCACCCGTTCACCCGCGTCCCCGCGGGCAAGCACGCACACACCCGGTCGCGCATCATGCTGGCGATGTGGAGATGGGTCACCAAGAGGTCGCGGCTCCGCCGAGGCCACGCCCATCTTGGGGGAAATAAAGGAGTCCGGGGAATGTGTTCCTTATACCTTGCCGGGCTCAGCAGGGGGTTGTCGCGCGTCCACGCCCAGCGCTCGCACGCAGCAACAATGGCCGACGCCGGAATCCCCGACGAGATCCTGTACTCGGACATCAGCGACGACGAGATCATCATCGACGGCGACGGCGACAGCAGCGGGGACGAGGACGACGATGACGGGGGGCTGACGCGGCAGGCCGCGTCGCGCATCGCCACGGACCTGGGCTTCGAGGTGCTGCAGCCCCTGCAGTCGGGCTCGGAGGGCCGCGTCTTCGTGGCCCGCCGGCCCGGCGAGGCGGACACGGTGGTGCTGAAGGTGGGCCAGAAGCCCTCGACGCTGATGGAGGGCATGCTGCTGAAGCGCCTGGCCCACGATAACGTCATGAGCCTGAAGCAGATGCTCGCCCGGGGCCCGGTGACGTGCCTGGTCCTGCCGCACTTTCGGTGCGATCTGTACAGCTACCTGACCATGCGGGACGGGCCGCTGGACATGCGCGACGCCGGGCGCGTGATCCGGTCCGTGCTCCGCGGGCTCGCCTACCTGCACGGGATGCGCATCATGCACCGCGACGTCAAGGCGGAGAACATCTTCCTCGAGGACGTGGACACGGTGTGCCTGGGGGACCTCGGGGCCGCGCGCTGCAACGTGGCGGCGCCCAACTTTTACGGGCTCGCCGGGACCATCGAGACCAACGCCCCCGAGGTGCTCGCGCGCGACCGCTACGACACCAAGGTCGACGTCTGGGGTGCGGGGGTGGTGCTCTTCGAGACGCTGGCCTACCCCAAGACGATCACCGGCGGGGACGAGCCCGCGATCAACGGGGAGATGCACCTGATCGACCTCATCCGCGCCCTCGGGGTGCACCCCGAGGAGTTCCCGCCCGACACGCGCCTCCGGAGCGAGTTCGTCCGGTACGCCGGGACCCATCGCCAGCCGTACACGCAGTACGCGCGCGTGGCTCGCCTCGGGCTGCCCGAGACGGGGGCTTTCCTGATTTACAAGATGTTGACGTTTGATCCCGTCCGCCGCCCTTCCGCTGATGAGATACTCAACTTTGGAATGTGGACCGTATAAAACGGCCCGGCTCCGAGCGGTAGGACACACACACCTTTGCGCATCTCCACAGCTCAACAATGAAGTGGGCAACGTGGATCCTCGCCCTCGGGCTCCTCGTGGTCCGCACCGTCGTGGCCAGAGAGGCCCCTCGGGAGCTCTGCTACGGCCACCCCGTCCACGACGACCGGCGGCCCGTCGGGCCCGCGACCGACGCCCAGCCCGTGAACCCGCTCGCCCCCGCCAACGCCACCGGGACGGACTACTCTCGCGGCTGCGAGATGCGCCTCCTGGACCCGCCTCTCGATGTCTCGTCCCGCTCCCCGGACCCCGTCAACGTGACCGTCGCCTGGTTCTTTGACGGCGGCCACTGCAAGGTGCCCCTCGTCCACCGCGAGTACTACGGCTGCCCCGGGGACGCCATGCCCTCCGTCGAGACGTGCACCGGCGGGTACTCGTACACCCGCACGCGCATCGACACCCTGATGGAGTACGCCCTCGTGAACGCCAGCCTCGTGCTGCAGCCCGGGCTGTACGACGCCGGCCTGTACATCGTCGTGCTCGTCTTTGGCGACGACGCCTACCTCGGCACCGTCTCCCTGTCGGTGGAGGCCAACCTGGACTACCCCTGCGGCATGAAGCACGGGCTCACGATCACCCGCCCCGGGGCCACCCTCCCGCCCATCGCCCCCACGGCCGGCGACCACCAGCGCTGGCGCGGGTGCTTCCCCTCGACCGACGAGGGCGCCTGGGAGAACGTGACCGCCGCCGAGAAGGGCCTGTCCGACGACTACGCCGACTACTACGACGTGCACATCTTCCGCCTGGAGTCTGACGACGAGGTCGTCCACGGCGATGCCCCCGAGGCCCCCGAGGGCGAGGAGGTGACCGAGGAGGAGGCCGAGCTGACCTCCAGCGACCTCGACAACATCGAGATCGAGGTCGTGGGCTCGCCCGCCGCTCCCGTCGAGGGCGCCGGCGACGGCGAGGAGGGGCACGGGGACGAGGAGGACGAGGAGCTGACCTCCAGCGACCTCGACAACATCGAGATCGAGGTCGTGGGCTCGCCCGCGGCCGCCCGCTTCTTCGCCGCCTCCACCACCCCCCGCGCCCCCACCCGCGCGGCCGAGATCACGACCATGACCACGGTCACCACCGTGCGGACGACCGAGGACCCCAGCGGCATCACCGACTGCCGCCGGAGCGACTTCGTCTCGCCCTCTGACATCTTCGTGACCCCCACCGGCAGCCCCGCCCTGCTCCTGGGCTTCCTGGGCAGCGCGCTCGCCTCGCGCCCCCTGCACCTGACGGCCGGGGAGACGGCCCAGCACGTGCGCGAGGCCCAGCAGAAGAGCCGCCACGTCCGCTCCCTCGGCGGCCTCCAGCTCTCGGTCGAGACCGAGACCACCAACACCACCACCACCCAGACGGGCCTGTCGGGCGACATCCGCACCTCGATCTACATCTGCGTCGCCCTCGCCGGCCTGGTCGTCGTGGGCATCGTCATCATGTGCCTCCACATGGCGATCATCAGGGCCCGGGCCCGGAACGACGGCTACCGCCACGTGGCCTCCGCCTGACCCGGCCCCGCCCGACTCCCCCGCGATTCCCCCCTCTCTCTCACCGGGTGTCCATCTTCAATAAAGTATGTCTCAAACACCTAATTTGCGTACGGCCTTGCTTACGGGGGGTGCGATCCACGCCCAGCGGTCCATAAAATTGGGTCGGCGCCCCAGGTTCCCATACACTCACCTGCCAGCGCCATGCTGCTCGCAGCGCTATTGGCGGCGCTGGTCGCCCGGACGACGCTCGGCGCGGACGTGGACGCCGTGCCCGCGCCGACCTTCCCCCCGCCCGCGTACCCGTACACCGAGTCGTGGCAGCTGACGCTGACGACGGTCCCCTCGCCCTTCGTCGGCCCCGCGGACGTCTACCACACGCGCCCGCTGGAGGACCCGTGCGGGGTGGTGGCGCTGATCTCCGACCCGCAGGTGGACCGGCTGCTGAACGAGGCGGTGGCCCACCGGCGGCCCACGTACCGCGCCCACGTGGCCTGGTACCGCATCGCGGACGGGTGCGCGCACCTGCTGTACTTTATCGAGTACGCCGACTGCGACCCCAGGCAGATCTTTGGGCGCTGCCGGCGCCGCACCACGCCGATGTGGTGGACCCCGTCCGCGGACTACATGTTCCCCACGGAGGACGAGCTGGGGCTGCTCATGGTGGCCCCGGGGCGGTTCAACGAGGGCCAGTACCGGCGCCTGGTGTCCGTCGACGGCGTGAACATCCTCACCGACTTCATGGTGGCGCTCCCCGAGGGGCAAGAGTGCCCGTTCGCCCGCGTGGACCAGCACCGCACGTACAAGTTCGGCGCGTGCTGGAGCGACGACAGCTTCAAGCGGGGCGTGGACGTGATGCGATTCCTGACGCCGTTCTACCAGCAGCCCCCGCACCGGGAGGTGGTGAACTACTGGTACCGCAAGAACGGCCGGACGCTCCCGCGGGCCTACGCCGCCGCCACGCCGTACGCCATCGACCCCGCGCGGCCCTCGGCGGGCTCGCCGAGGCCCAGGCCCCGGCCCCGGCCCAGGCCCCGGCCGAAGCCCGAGCCCGCCCCGGCGACGCCCGCGCCCCCCGGCCGCCTGCCCGAGCCGGCGACGCGGGACCACGCCGCCGGGGGGCGCCCCACGCCGCGACCCCCGAGGCCCGAGACGCCGCACCGCCCCTTCGCCCCGCCGGCCGTCGTGCCCAGCGGGTGGCCGCAGCCCGCGGAGCCGTTCCCGCCCCGGACCACCGCCGCGCCGGGCGTCTCGCGCCACCGCTCGGTGATCGTCGGCACGGGCACCGCGATGGGCGCGCTCCTGGTGGGCGTGTGCGTCTACATCTTCTTCCGCCTGAGGGGGGCGAAGGGGTATCGCCTCCTGGGCGGTCCCGCGGACGCCGACGAGCTAAAAGCGCAGCCCGGTCCGTAGCCTCCGCAGTACCGGCGTCGATGATGATGGTGGCGCGCGACGTGACCCGGCTCCCCGCGGGGCTCCTCCTCGCCGCCCTGACCCTGGCCGCCCTGACCCCGCGCGTCGGGGGCGTCCTCTTCAGGGGCGCCGGCGTCAGCGTGCACGTCGCCGGCAGCGCCGTCCTCGTGCCCGGCGACGCGCCCAACCTGACGATAGACGGGACGCTGCTGTTTCTGGAGGGGCCCTCGCCGAGCAACTACAGCGGGCGCGTGGAGCTGCTGCGCCTCGACCCCAAGCGCGCCTGCTACACGCGCGAGTACGCCGCCGAGTACGACCTCTGCCCCCGCGTGCACCACGAAGCCTTCCGCGGCTGCCTGCGCAAGCGCGAGCCGCTCGCCCGGCGCGCGTCCGCCGCGGTGGAGGCGCGCCGGCTGCTGTTCGTCTCGCGCCCGGCCTCGGGGGACGCGGGGTCGTACGTGCTGCGGGTCCGCGTGAACGGGACCACGGACCTCTTTGTGCTGACGGCCCTGGTGCCGCCGAGGGGGCGCCCCGTCCCCACGTCGCCGCCCGCGGACGAGTGCCGGCCCGTCGTCGGATCGTGGCACGACAGCCTGCGCGTCGTGGACCCCGCCGAGGACGCCGTGTTCACCACCCAGCCCCCGCCCGAGCCCGAGCCGCCGACGACCCCCGCGCCCCCCCGGGGGACCGGCGCCACCCCCGAGCCCCGATCGGACGAGGAGGAGGAGGGTGACGCGGAGACGACGACGCCGACGCTGACCCCGGCGCCCGGGACCCTGGACGCGAACGGCACGATGGTGCTGAACGCCAGCGTCGTGTCGCGCGTCCTGCTCGCCGCCGCCAACGCCACGGCGGGCGCCCGGAGCCCCGGGAAGATAGCCATGGTGCTGGGGCCCACGATCGTCGTCCTCCTGATCTTCCTGGGCGGGATCGCCTGCGTGGCCCGGCGCTGCGCGCGGAATCGCATCTACCGGCCGCGACCCGGGCGCGGATCGGCGGTCCATGCGGCGCCCCCGCGGCGCCCGCCCCCCAACCCCGTCGCCGGGGCGCCCGTCCCCCAGCCCAAGATGACGTTGGCCGAGCTGCGCCAGAAGCTCGCCACCATCGCAGAAGAACAATAAAAAGGTGGTGTTTGCATAATTTTGTGGGTGGCGTTTTATCTCCGTCCGCGCCGTTTTAAACCTGGGCACCCCCGCGAGTCTCGCACACACCGGGGTTGAGACCATGCGGCCCTTTCTGCTGCGCGCCGCGCAGCTCCTGGCGCTGCTGGCCCTGGCGCTCTCCACCGAGGCCCCGAGCCTCTCCGCCGAGACGACCCCGGGCCCCGTCACCGAGGTCCCGAGTCCCTCGGCCGAGGTCTGGGACGACCTCTCCACCGAGGCCGACGACGATGACCTCAACGGCGACCTCGACGGCGACGACCGCCGCGCGGGCTTCGGCTCGGCCCTCGCATCCCTGAGGGAGGCGCCCCCGGCCCATCTGGTGAACGTGTCCGAGGGCGCCAACTTCACCCTCGACGCGCGCGGCGACGGCGCCGTGCTGGCCGGGATCTGGACGTTCCTGCCCGTCCGCGGCTGCGACGCCGTGTCGGTGACCACGGTGTGCTTCGAGACCGCGTGCCACCCGGACCTGGTGCTGGGCCGCGCCTGCGTCCCCGAGGCCCCGGAGATGGGCATCGGCGACTACCTGCCGCCCGAGGTGCCGCGGCTCCGGCGCGAGCCGCCCATCGTCACCCCGGAGCGGTGGTCGCCGCACCTGAGCGTCCTGCGGGCCACGCCCAACGACACGGGCCTCTACACGCTGCACGACGCCTCGGGGCCGCGGGCCGTGTTCTTTGTGGCGGTGGGCGACCGGCCGCCCGCGCCGGCGGACCCGGTGGGCCCCGCGCGCCACGAGCCCCGCTTCCACGCGCTCGGCTTCCACTCGCAGCTCTTCTCGCCCGGGGACACGTTCGACCTGATGCCGCGCGTGGTCTCGGACATGGGCGACTCGCGCGAGAACTTTACCGCCACGCTGGACTGGTACTACGCGCGCGCGCCCCCGCGGTGCCTGCTGTACTACGTGTACGAGCCCTGCATCTACCACCCGCGCGCGCCCGAGTGCCTGCGCCCGGTGGACCCGGCGTGCAGCTTCACCTCGCCGGCGCGCGCGCGGCTGGTGGCGCGCCGCGCGTACGCCTCGTGCAGCCCGCTGCTCGGGGACCGGTGGCTGACCGCCTGCCCCTTCGACGCCTTCGGCGAGGAGGTGCACACGAACGCCACCGCGGACGAGTCGGGGCTGTACGTGCTCGTGATGACCCACAACGGCCACGTCGCCACCTGGGACTACACGCTCGTCGCCACCGCGGCCGAGTACGTCACGGTCATCAAGGAGCTGACGGCCCCGGCCCGGGCCCCGGGCACCCCGTGGGGCCCCGGCGGCGGCGACGACGCGATCTACGTGGACGGCGTCACGACGCCGGCGCCGCCCGCGCGCCCGTGGAACCCGTACGGCCGGACGACGCCCGGGCGGCTGTTTGTGCTGGCGCTGGGCTCCTTCGTGATGACGTGCGTCGTCGGGGGGGCCATCTGGCTCTGCGTGCTGTGCTCCCGGCGCCGGGCGGCCTCGCGGCCGTTCCGGGTGCCGACGCGGGCGCGGACGCACATGCTCTCTCCGGTGTACACCAGCCTGCCCACGCACGAGGACTACTACGACGGCGACGACGACGACGACGAGGAGGCGGGCGTCATCCGCCGGCGGCCCGCCTCCCCCGGCGGAGACAGCGGCTACGAGGGGCCGTACGCGAGCCTGGACCCCGAGGACGAGTTCAGCAGCGACGAGGACGACGGGCTGTACGTGCGCCCCGAGGAGGCGCCCCGCTCCGGCTTCGACGTCTGGTTCCGCGATCCGGAGAAACCGGAAGTGACGAATGGACCCAACTATGGCGTGACCGCCAACCGCCTGTTGATGTCCCGCCCCGCTTAAATACCGGGAGAACCGGTCCGCCCGCATTCCGACATGCCCGGCGCCGCCTCCGTCGACATGGACACGTTTGACCCCAGCGCCCCCGTCCCGACGAGCGTCTCGAACCCGGCCGCCGACGTCCTGCTGGCCCCCAAGGGACCCCGCTCCCCGCTGCGCCCCCAGGACGACTCGGACTGCTACTACAGCGAGAGCGACAACGAGACGCCCAGCGAGTTCCTGCGCCGCGTGGGACGCCGGCAGGCGGCGCGTCGGAGACGCCGCCGCTGCCTGATGGGCGTCGCGATCAGCGCCGCCGCGCTGGTCATCTGCTCGCTGTCCGCGCTACTCGGGGGCATCGTCGCCAGGCACGTGTAGCGAGCGAGCGAGCGAACGGGAGCGGGGGCCCGCCCCCATCCGCCGCGCCCAGGAGAGGGGGGAGAGAGCGGGGGGTTGGGCGCGCCACGTGGTGTGGGCACGGACTCGGACTTGTCACAATAAATGGGCCCCGGCGTGTCCGGGCGCACACAGCAGCCTTCCTCTCCTCCGCGTCTCTGTTCCGCCCGTCTCTCGCCGGACTCTTCTTCTCCACCGCCTCCACCGTCGCAGTTGTCGCGAGCGCGTTCGCACCATGGGGGTGACGGCCATCACCGTGGTCACGCTGATGGACGGGGCCGGGCGCATCCCCGCCTTCGTGGGCGAGGCGCACCCGGACCTGTGGAAGGTGCTCACCGAGTGGTGCTACGCGTCGATGGTGCAGCAGCGGCGCGCCGCCGACGAGAACTCGCCGCGGCAGCACGTGGTGCTGCGCTCCTCGGAGATCTCCCCCGGCTCGCTGGCCCTGCTGCCGCGCGCCGTGCGCCCCGTCGTGCGGACGCGGTCCGACCCCACGGCGCCGTTCTACATCACCACCGAGACGCACGAGCTGACGCGGCGCCCCCCGGCGGACGGCTCGAAGCCCGGGGAGCCCCTCAGGATCAGCCCACCCCCGCGGCTGGACACGGAGTGGTCGTCCGTCCTGAACGGGATCCAGTACCTGAACTCGGGGGCCCGGGGCACGGCCCCCGTCCACCTGTGGATCCTGGGCGCCGCCGACCTCTGCGACCAGGTGCTCCTGGCCGCCTCCCGCAGCACCGCCGCCGGAGCCTCCCACGCCCAGACGGGCGCGCGCCTGACCCGGCGCCGGCCCGGGCTGACGGACGCCGACGCCCTGGACGTGATCGTCGCCGGGATCCAGGCGACCCGCGCCATGTTCGCGCGGGTCCACAACCGCTCCTGGCGCCACGCCGGCGAGTGGACGGAGGCCCTGCACTCCCAGATCGTGACCCGGGGCGACGTGCGCCGGCGCCGAGGCGGGCGCGGCAACGGACGCGAGCGCGCCCCGCGATGTACCATCTCCTAGACGGCAGGATCTCTCCGCGTCCCCCACCCCCCCCCAAAAAACAAACAATAAACGCTCTCGCTCTGGCACCCGATGACACGCCTCCGTCCTCTCTCTCCCTCCCACTGACGCCACCCCTCCCCTCGCCGACAACGCCATCGTCGCCCGGCGTCGGCCGGACCGGCGGTTCTCCCTCCACCCCGTCCCCCTCCACCCCGTCCCCCTCCACCCCGTCCCCCCCCCACCCCGTCCCCCCCCCACCCCGTCCCCCCCACCCCGTCCCCCCCCA